AGTTGCTACTTCAAAAGGTCCGTGTGATCTTTGTGTTCCTGAAGGATACGGTCTAGTTTTCATAGTTACATCAACATTGCCTACTTGGTTTTTAAAATCAGGAATAAATCTAGAAATAGACATAAAATTATCGCCGTCTGCAATATCTATGTCTCCTGACTCAATGTGATTTGCCATTGCTGCTCCGTCGTCATTGCTTCCTGTTTCGTGAAGATAAACAAAAGTTCTACCTGCTTTCAATCCATTTATTGTAGAAATAGTAGAAGTAGTGTCAGCAGATTCAAACTCTGCAGCGTAAGGAACTTCATAAACACCATAATCTGCCCAAGCACTTCTAGCTAAAGTTCCTATATACCAAAGGTTTTCTGCATAATTATAAACAACTAACCTATCTATTTGATCAGAGTTAGCTGAAGCATAAAACCACATAACTTCATTATAATTAGAATTAGATGCACAAAATACGTCTTGTTTTGCGTTCTCATTAATATCATCAAATACATAATCTTGGACACTACAAGGTATCTTTTTTACTGCACCATCATATAAGAAGAAAGAATCATTACTCATCCAGAATGAGTTACCAGATACATCAACGGCTGCATTAATACCAACAGCTCCACAATTGGAACCGATTTGTTTAAAACCAAAAGTTAAAGGTGCACCAATAAATTGCATTTGATACAAAGCTGTATCTGTCCATATCATAACAGCACCTCTTGATCTGACCGCTGTATTAATTTGGTTACCGTCAGTTAATCTAAAAGAACCTGCAGTGTTAGTTGCAGTCGGTGTCCAATCGCTTGTTGATTCTTGATCAGACCACCTAATAAACATGTTGTCTTGTGTAGATGTTGTGCCTATTGTTGTTTCTGTGCCTAGACAAATAACGTGTCTGTCATCACCAGAAACAATCATAAATCTTGATTTTGTGGGTGCACCACTTACTTCCGTAGTGCCTGCTCTGTTACTAGATAATCCTGAAGAAGTGTCCCAATAAAACAAACCACCATCAAACTGTAAGGCTAATACGTCTTCACCCCAGTTATCTAATGCCCACTTTGCTGATTGAAGTAAAACACCCTCACCACCAGTTAATCCTTCACGAGTGGTATTCCATGTGCTTGTACTCCATGTGCCTGCGCCCCAACCATAACCAAACAATGCCACTGCAGCTCCTGTGTTTACTTGATAACTAGCATTAGCTGTAGCTCCTGTAGCACTACTGGAAGCATTAGCTGGGGCTTGAATAGTGTATGTGTCTGAGCTGGGTACTGTCAAGATCTCAAATTCACCTTGTAAGTTAGCTTGTGTTAATCCTCCAACAGCACCACTTACACTAGCAATAGTAACAAAATCACCTATTAGGGCGCCATGACTTGCATCTGTTACTGTTACTGTAGAGGAGCCACTGGTTGTTGCAAACTGAGTTATGTTGCCTGTTCCAGTAGAACGAATTGGAGTTATGTCTGCATAACTATCTTCAGAATAAGCGTATAGTTTTTTATTAGTTCCATAAATGGCGTATTTAACACCACCAAGGTCAGAGTATGTTAGAATCGCTCTTGTTGCACCTACGAGTGCATCACTAGTAACTTTTTCCCAACCGCCTATCTTTTCTGGTAATCCATAGCGAAAACGAACGTTATCGCAATCTACCCATTTACCTTCTGCGCCGTATTCAGTATTTTGTTTATCTATACCTGGCGCTATCTGTAGTTTTGTTAGCGGCATAATTATATCGCGGTGTCATAAATTCTTATAAAACGATCAGTGCCATTTACGTTAATACGTATTGCACCTACTTTTGATCCACCTGTATCTGTAGAAGATGAAATGCTTTTTGATCCGTCAGAAGCACTTGTACCGTCAAACCTTATAAACTCTTGATCATCGTCGCCTTGATCTAAAGTTAAAACTGCTATCGCACCAGAGGAGCTAGCCTGATCTATTGTAACAAAACCACTTGTTGGTGAAGATGTTCCGAATCCTATTTTATCTGCAGAACCGTCAATAAATAATGCATGTGTTAAAGTATTTGTTTCTGCTCTAAAATCTAAAGAACCACCAGAATCATTAAAAGTAAAACCACCACCATCAAAGTCTATGTTTCCTGTAGCTTTTACACCACCGACAACATGCAACTCTGTTGAAGGAGAGTTTGTTTTAATACCTACACGATCATTACCTGCATCAGTAAAAAACAAGTTTGCATCGCCATTACCTTCAATTCTAAAGTCTAAGTCCGCTGAAGACTCGTTAAATACAAAACTACCACCATCAAGAGAAACATTACCTGCAACAGTTAATGTTCCGTTAGCTGTGATATTTCCTGCATCGTTCAAGACATCGAACATTGTAGAACCGTCAGAATATAAAATGTGTTTTGCACCTTGAACAAGATTAACACCTGTCCCACCTGAAGGTTTAAAAGTTAAGTTATTACCACTGTGTGTTGTAGCATCATCGACAATATACCAAGTCTCCACCGCCTCACAACTCATGGTTGTGGCACCTGATAAAGTCCCTGTTAATTTAATGATCGCATTACTTTGCTCATCTGTGGTAGAGCCATCAGTTGCAGTTAATGTGTCATTGGTGCTAGCGATAGCTACAGAAACATAACCCTTTGCTGCTGATTCTATTTTTTGTAAATTGTTGTTTGTAATAGTACCCCAGGTTCCGGAGTTTTCTCCGCTGGCCTGAAGCTCTAAATTTAAAGTGCTTGAAAATGTTGATGCCATTTATATCTCCTTACCCTACGTCATCTAATAAAGCTGCAACTATGCATGTCACTGTAGAAGAAGATGAAATTGCATGTATATCAGCGACAGTCGTATTTGGTAAATTACCAAACCAAGAGTGCCCTGCAGCTATTTTAATTGCATCAGTTGCAGAAGTAGATGCTGTTCCTGCGTCTAAAACAATGTAAACATCATTTGATGTGTCTGTATTTTTTATAAATAAAAAATTCACTTTATCTCCTGTAGCGACAGCAGTTGGAGCAGTATCATCATCAACAGCTGTGTAGTCTATAAAACTACCTGCTATTAAATCTGTGCTAGAATTAGATACGCTTGTCAGTTTATAATACCATTTATCATTAGCATCTGCTGGTGAAATAGTAACATTAGCAGAGATAGTTTTAGATATCTCATCTGGTAAAACTGTTACATTTAAACTTACTGTTGCGTCATTAGCCATTAATCTGTGCTCCCTGGTTCTACATCAGTATAAGTTACTGTTTGTGAATCGTCAATCTCACTCCAAATAAAGAAGTCTGGAGATCCAACAGAAAGTGAAACTAAGTTTTGGAAAGCCTCACCAAAAGCTGTTTCTTCTCCAATAGCTGATGTAATTACTCCTGCAGAAGTTGGTGATACGTTTGCTCCACCTGTTGCTACTTCTGTGCCTAAAGAAAATGTTGCCACGTTAGTGGACGGAGATATTGTTGCACTTCCTGTTACAGTTTCATCTCCAATCCCAGAGGTAATAGCAACACCACTAACAAAAGGTGATCCTACGTTTTGAACACCACCACCTCTAACGGAGGCTATGGCAAACTCAGATATTGTGCCGTGGCCAAGTAACATTATTAACCTTTTGGATTATCACTTCTTACTTTATTGTAAGCTGTTTTGTAAGCATCCCATTTTGTAGAATCTCCACCTATTTCTTTTTCACAATATGCTTCAGCAAAATCTTGTAAAGAAGGATACTGTGCAAGACGATTTATTTTGTATAAATCTGGATCACTCCAAGCTTCCACTTTTATCCAATCAATAGTTATTTCATTATCTGAATCATCAAGTGCAACTATATTTGATTTGTCATTTCCATTAATAGTCACTGCATTGCTATGGATTGCTCTGATTGCTTTGTGTAAATTTGCCATATTACGCTCCTATTTCAAACACGGTAATTATTTGAGGAGTTCTTGGGTGTTGTGAATTATCTGCATCACTTGAGCCTCTACCATAGTACAAAGTTCCTCCTCCGACAGCAGCACCTTGTATTTTATATGTAACTTCCGAGGTCGTATTGGGACTATCTAAAAACATTACATTATGTGGCATGACTGAAGTATCACCAATATGACCACTATAAGAACTTCCACCAAAAGCTCTTGACCTATTACTAGAACCATCACCAGCTGCTATTAATGTAGATCCTCTATACAATCTTGCTGCAATAGAGTTATCACTTGAGTTAGTGGTTAGATTTACATTAATAAGAACTTTATTACTAGAAGATGACGGAGTGATAGTTCTACTTAATCCTGTGACATCAACAAAAGAACTTGAAGTAGTCGAAAACACGTCTGTTTTAACTGTTTGTAAAACTTGTAATACTTTTCCTTGTCCTATAGAAGTATACTCAGTTCCTGCTAAATCTAAAACATCACAGTGTAATGTGCCATCAAAATATCCATCTTTAAATTCTTTTGATGAAGCTCCAATATCCACATCATTATCAGTAGTAGGTTCTATAACACCGTCTTTTATACTAAATTGATCTGTGCCACCTATCTTAACGTCTATCTGGTCATCTGTATCAGCATGAAGACTTGTGTCACCGTCTGTATCTAAAATTAATTCATTGCCGTTTAAGTCTGAATCTAATGGGCCACCCACTGCACCAGATATCTCCACGATGAAAATTGATGCGCCACTTGCAGGTGCTGTACTAAATGTAATCTGCGTTCCGCCTGAAGCTAAAGTATAATCTGTTCCAGGTTTTTGAATCACACCATCATGAGATACGAGGAGCTGCGCCGCAGAACCAACTTGCGTTCCTAAACTAAATGTTGTGTTAGAACCGTTATAGGTATTACCACTCGTATCTAAAACAGAGAAGGTGCCACTTTCAATTGATTTTCCTATATATGCCATCTAGTTACTCCTTTGGTTTTACAGGAAAGTTTATATATTTCCCATCCTCAAATTTCATTTTTTCTTTTACCTTTTCTATGGTATCCAATCCAGAAGTCATGTCTCTTAATGATTGACGGTATGTTTTCATATTATCAGATAAAGTTCTATCTGAACTTGCAAGATAATCAGTTTCTTGTAAAAGACTATTTCTAACTATTCTTAAAATAGACAACTCTTCAGACAAAGATGTTCTGTCATTCATTTCAGCATCAGTCATTTCTCTAGTTGTTTCTGGTTTTCCTTCTCCGTTGTATATTGTT